CCGTCACCACCTGGCCCCCAGAGCAGTGGATCAACGTCAGCAACGGCCTGCTGGACTGGCGCACCGGCCAGCTCGAACCACACACCCCCGAGGTCATCTCCACCGTCCAGCTCCCCATCAACTGGGACCAGGCAGCGACCTGCCCACAGTGGGAGAAGTTCCTCACGCGGATCCTCCCCACCGCCGTCGCCTCCCTCGTCGAAGAGGTCGCCGGGTACTGCCTCGTCCCCGGCAACCGGTTCCGCAAAGCGATCCTGCTCCTCGGACCGACCGGCACCGGCAAATCCAAGGCGCTGGCCGCCATCCGCGCGCTCCTCGGCCCCGCCAACGTCTCCGCCACCACCCTGCAGAGCTTCGCCGAAAACCGGTTCGCCGCCGCGGACCTGTTCGGCAAGCTCGCCAACATCGCCGGCGACCTCGACGCGAGATCCGTCGAACGCTCCGACACGTTCAAAATGGTCACCGGCGGCGACCCCATCCAAGCCGAACGCAAGTTCGGCCAGCCATTCTCGTTCACCCCCTTCGCCAAGCTCCTGTTCTCCGCCAACGAACCGCCACTGTCCGCCGACCAGACCGACGCCTGGTTCGCACGGTGGCTCATCATCCCGTTCGAGGCGCAGATCCCCGAACACGAGCAGGACGGCGTCCTGGAGGCCAAGCTCACCACCACAGCCGAACTGTCCGGCCTCCTCGTCCGCGCGGTCGAAGGCCTACGCCGCCTCATGGCCAGGGGGCGGTTCGAGGAGCCGGAGGTGGTCCAGAAGGCCGCCGGGGACTACCGGGACCGGCTCGACTCCGCCCGCGGATTCATCGGCGAGGAGTGCGTGCTCCTCCTCGACGCACACATCGCTAGGGCGAACCTCTACAAGGCCTACGCCAAATGGTGCAACGAGGGCGGGCGGCACCCGCTCGGACGGGAGCGGTTCTACGACTCGATCCGGCGGAACTGGTCGGGTGAGGTGATCGAGCAGACAGTCCGCGGCACCCGAGAGTTCAAGGGGATCGGGCTGAAAAGCACCGATTCTGAGGGGGGTCAGGGGGCTGCACCATGGATCTGAGGGTGCCGAGGGTGCAAGGGGTGCAGCCAGCCCCACTCCCCCCCCCGCACCTGAGCGCGTGCGCGCGTGAAAAGAAAAGTTGTCACGCGCGCGGGGGGGTAAGTGGGAACGACTGCACCCTCTGCACCCCACGCACCCCTAGGGGCTTCCCATGACCCGCCGCGGCGAGGTCGAGGTCCGCTGGGGCTTCAGCATCGAACACCTCGACGCGCTCGCCCGGCAGGCCAGCGCCCGAGCGTTCACCGCAACCTTCAGCCGCTCCGACGCAATCGACGTCGCCTGGTGCGGGATCGTCCAGCACCTCTACGAAGCCACCAGCAGGCCCACGCCAGCCGAGCTCCTCCGTGCCGGCACTCGCGCCATCCACGACGACGCCAGAGCCGACCAGCGCCAGCACGGCGTCAGCCAATACAACATCCAAGCCGGCCCCGGCACCGTCCACCGGTTTGCGATGTACTGGTGGCAACGGTCCACCCCCAGCCCAGAGAACGGCATCGTCGACCGTGTCGCCCTCCAGGAGATCTGGCCGCTCCTGAAGCCGTGGATGCAGCAAGCCATCCTCACCCTCGCCGTCCACGGCAACGACTACGGGGCCGCGGCAGCCGCCCTTCACCTGAACTATCAGGCCTACTATCGGCGGCTCACGAAGGCCCGCGCGCGCTTCTTCGCCGAGTGGCACCAAGGTGAGACGCCGAGCAGAACATGGATTGACCGGCGGCCACAGAAGCAGGATCCATGAGCCGGTCATGGGAGTCAGGCTCCACCCGCCAGTGGCGCAGGACCAGGCGCGCCGTCCTCGAACGTGACCGGTACCGCTGCCAGCTCCAGCTCCCCGGCTGCACCACCCGCGCCAACCATGTCCACCACGTGGCAGGCAAGGCACAGGGCGACGACCCAACAGGGTTGGTCGCCGCATGCCAGCACTGCAACCTCCAGGTCGGCGACGTACGACGACACGACCCAGAACCTAGGCCATGGTCCGGATGGTGATCACGGATAGAGGTGATAACATCACCTCTAAACTCGGACAAGCTCGCCGAAAGTTACCTAAGCCCCAGGAGGGGCGGACAGGGCGCGGAGGCTGTTTCTCTCTCCCCGCATCGTCGCAGGTCAGAGGCTCGTACGGATGTTCGACCGTTGCATCGCCGCAGATCAGAGCCCTGTCCTAGTATGTCCGTTTTTGCAATAGGGGTCAGGGGCCTACCGGTGCCGGCGGGTTGGGTGCCGAGTTGGGCTGCGGCTGGGAGCCGAGGCCGGCGCCGGCGCGGTTGAGGATCTCTCTGGCCTCGTCCCAGGTGACGACCGTGTCGACGCCGAGGTAGATCTTCTGGATCGCTTCGGCGAGTGCGCGGGTCCCGCCGTCGGATGCTCCGGCCTCGGCCATCCGCATGGCCGGTAGTCCGACCACGGCTGCGGCGTCGTCGGGGTCGACGTTGGCGCCGACGAGGGTGGAGAACGCGGTGGTCTTGGACTGCCGCTCGGCGTTGTCGCCTTCCCTGTCCGGGGGTTCGGGGTCGTCGTGGTCGAACTCGAGGCCGGCGGCGCCGAACATGGGGAGCAGGCGGGTGTTCAGCGCCTCGCGGATCCGCTGGAGTCGTGGGCGGACGAGCCACTTGCCGAACGAGGTGGCGCCTGCCTCGGCGTTGGCCTTGTTGACGTCTTCGGAGAGGCCGAGGACATGGCCGTGGATCCCGAACGCCTCGCGGATGATCTCCCGGGAGACGTTGCGGAGCTCGGCGAACTGCATGTCCTTCTGGCTGATGCTGGTGGACTTCCATTCGCCTCGCTCGAGGATGGCGACCCGATGGGCGCCACTGATGCCCTGATGCTGCTCGCGCCACCGCTGGGAGAACTCGTTGAACTCGTCGTCGCTGAGCTTGTCGGGGAACTGGATGACCCCGCCGGGCTCTGCGGAGTTGAGGAAGAACGCGCGGTTCCATAGGGCGCTGTAGCGGGCGGCGTCGAGGTCGGCGAGGATCGCCTGCACCGGCCCGAGCCCGCGGTAGGGGTCCTTGGGGTTGGGGTATTTCAGGCCGATGACTTCGCCGACCTGGAGGGGGATCTGCTCGCCGTCCGGGCCGGTGTAGATATACCCGGAGATGTACCGGGTGGGGTGGGGGACCGGGGTCATCCTGTCTGGGCGGACGACCCACATCTCCAGCGGCAGGGTGGGGAACCTGGGGTCGAAGGCGACCACCCACCACCCTTCGCCGGTGAGGTCGAGGTGCTGCTGGGTCGCCTCGACGAAGCTCTGGCGGGTCTCCCACGGGTTGGGCTGGTTCCACAGGTCGAGGGCGGCGTGGCTGGTGACCTCGGTGGAGGTTGGCTGCGCCTCGTAGCGGCGTCGCTGGTCGGTGGTGCGGCGGTACAGCCGCCACCCGACCTGGCTGGTGGACTCGCTGATGCGGTGGACGATGGAGAAGAGGGTGCCGACCTGCCCGTACGCCTGGAGCTGGGTGGTGGCCGTGTCGGTGCGCAGCATCGGCATGCGTGGCACGCCACGTGGGGCGAGAGGGACCGGGGCCTGGTTGCGGAAGAGCCGGAGCGTTGACTTCATCGTTCACCTGCTCGCAGTTCGAGGACCAGCAGCGCGACGCCGGCGACGGCGAGGCCGAGGGGGATGGCGACCATGGCGGCGGCGGTGGTGAAGCAGGCGCCGGCGAGGATGGTCAGCCCATGCTCGGCTACGGCGGCCACCAGCCGGCTGGTGGCCAGGGCACGCGGCCGGCTGCGTGCCCTGCGTTCGGCGCGCTGCTGCCGCGCGGCAGCTCGGGCTGCGCGGTAGCCGGTGGCCAGGACTTCCATCGTGGACATGGCGTCTCCCTTGTCAGTACCTCAGTATGCGCAGTCCTTGGCGGGATGGCGCGGGCATGGTCTGAGCGGTGTAGCACGCGCCGGCGGCCGCATAGGCAGCATCAACATGGCCGGCGCCGCGCCTGACGAACCGCCATCCATCCCCAACGTGGAGCTTGCTCGCGCCGGCGATGTGGGCGTCGAGGAGCGCATCGCCGGGGTGGACGACCCGACGTGCCAGCGCAAGGTCGGCGAGGCCCTGGCATGCCTCGCCGACCTTGCCGCCCTGGAGTTCGAGGCTGCCAGGGCGAGAGCGGAGGATCGGCGCGAGGGCGGCGGCCGGGCCTGACGGATACCAGGCGGTCTGGACGGGCGCGAGTTCGTCGAGGACCTTGGGGAGTTGGAAGCGTGCTTCATCGGTGCTCCGCCAGGCGGCGATGATCTGGACGCGGACCCGCCCATCATCGGTGACCGCCGCTGCGGCCAGGGTGACGTGCGCCGAGTCGGGGGCCACATCCACGCAGCCGGCGATCTGGTCCCGTTTACCGGCTGCCTTGCGGGTCGGCGCACGCCTTCCACGCGCCAATGTCGATCGCCGAGTCGAGGTGATCCACCTTCTGACAGAGCACCTCGGTCCGGTACACCTCGGGCGGGTCGGTCGCCAGTGCGGAACGGATCGCCGCCTCGCTGATCACGTAGCCAAGGCCAGGGTTCGCCTGCGAGATGGCACGGGGATCGTCGAGCTCGCACCCCTCGGGGGCGGACCATTCGAAGATCCCGATGCTCGGGTCCCGTCCGGCCAGGGCGGCGTCGCGGAGCTGGTTGAGCACGACGCTCTCGTCGTCGCCGGCGTTGGACATCGCCCACAATTGCGCGTTGTCCCGGGCCATCAGCGTCTTCGAGACGGCACTCCATGCTTTCCAGTCGTGCTGCTCACGCAGCTCGTCGATGTTGGCCTCGTCGATGGAGTAGCCACGCCCGGCCTTGCGGTTCATCGCCTTGATGAGGTACCGCCCGCCTCCGCGGAGCCAGAACCGCTCGTCGCCGTTGACGTTCCTAACGCCGCCCCACTCGGCTTCCAGGTCCGGGTTGCCGTGGATGGTCTCCTGGCACATCGTCCACTGCTCACGCGCGAGCGCGACGTCCTGGGCGAGCCCGAGCACCGTGCGGGCGCCGTCCATGTAGAGGCGCCACAGGCTGACGGTGCGTTTGATGCTGGACTTGGTGTTCTGCCTGCCGGCCAGGACGAGGATGATACGGAACCGGTAGGTGCCGTCCGGGTTCATCTCGAAC